TCCAAGGTCGGCGGCATCGGTGCTGCGGACGCCATGAAGATGCTGCACACGATCGGCCTGCTCGCGGGCGAGGGCAAGTTTGTTACCGGTGGTGGGCCCGGCGGCAACAATCTGCCGATGACCCGGGAGGCCGCGATGTCCGAGATCACGGCGCTGAAGGGCGACGCGCTGTTCCGCGACCGGCTGCTCAAGGGCGGTGTCGATGAAACCAAGCAGTGGACCGCCCTGCACAAGATCGCTTTCGGCCAGCAGGCCGCATGATCGCTTTTGCGATGCCGTTGGTACGTTGCTGGGGTTTTTTCCCCGTGGCATTTACGCACCTGTTGAGACCCTGATGTCGCTGGCCCCCGCAAGGACACGGCCGGTGAGGGAAGGGAGTTACGGTCCCCTTAGCCGGACACGACCGACTTCAAACTGAAGGCCCCGGTTAGCACTGGACACGCCGAAGCACCTGACTGCCTGGCCCCCGCGATCTGCGGACACGGCTCATCGCGATCTCTTTGCAACGGGGTTATCCAATGGCTATCCAGACGCAGAACCAAGGCCTCTATCCGGATTTTACGGCGCAGTATTCGAGCAACATCGAATTGCTCCTGCAGCAGATCGGTTCCCGCCTTCGTGGCCGGGTTCGCGAGCAGGGCGGTTTCGTCGGCAAGATGGCATCGCCCGTCACCCAGTATGGTTCGGTGACGATGAAGGCCCCGAAGGGCCGCAACTCGCCGCTCGATCACGTCCAGCCGACCTCGGTCCGCCCGTGGATGTTCCCGCAGCCCGGCGAAATGGCCGACCTGATCGACTCCTTCGACGAACTCCAGACCATCGTCGATCCCAAATCGGCCTACACCCAGGCCAACGCTGCCGCCTGCGCGCGCTACTGGGACGACGGCCTGATCGCCGCCGCTTTCGCCAGCCGCCAGCTCGGCACCGATATCGGCGCGCTGACCACCGAAACGTTCAACAACACCAACTTCCAGGTGGCCTCGACCTTCGGCTCCTCGGCGGCTTCCGGCCTCACGGTCGCGAAGATCATCGAAGCCCGCCGGATCCTCGAGCACTACCACAACGATCTCACCATGGATCGCCCGACGCTCGTGATCGGGTCGCAGCAGAAATCGGACCTGCTCAACCAGGTTCAGGTGGTGTCGACCGAATTCAGTGACCGGCCGGTGCTGGTCAACGGCGAGGTCGCCCAGTTCCTGGGCTTCGATATCGTCACCTCGGAACGGCTGTCGACCGCCTCGAACGTCCGCAACATCATCTGCTTCGTCAAGTCCGGGCTGATGCTCGGCATGTGGCGCGACATGCAGAACTTCATCGATCAGCGGATCGACCTGTCCGGCCGTCCCTGGCAGCTCACCACCACCACCATGTTCGGCGCGCTGCGCATGCAGCCTGGCAAGGTCGTTTCCATCCTGTGCTCGGATACGTCCAGCGCTGATATCACCCCGTAAGGAGACGCCAACATGGCCGCCGAACAGATCAAATCGCAGTCGATCACCAACCTCGACGCTACCCCGATCGTGCCGAACACCGGCGCGCAGGGCGCCGCGGGCCGGATCATCTATGTCGACGACTTCTGCCCCGCAGCCGCGGTGCCGCTGGCCTCGACCAAATCGATCTATCGCCTCGTTCGTATCCCGACCGGCGCGATTCCGAAGTCGCTGTTTCTCGCGACCGACACCGCGCTCGATACCGGCACCCACGCGCTGTCCTTCGACCTCAACATCGTCTGGTCGGATTCGACCCGCGACGGCACCCCGGCGTCCCTGTTGCCGGCCGCCGGCGAGGCCACGATCCCGACCACGGCGAATGATGGTGTGACCACGACCACGGTTGCTGCCTATTCGAGCCCGAACAAATTGTTCGGCGCCAGCAACAACGCTTCGGCCTCGGTTGCGCTAGCCTCGGGCGAACTGGTGCTGAATGGCATAACCGCGACCTACACGCTGGCCAAGATCACCATGCAGCCGCTGTGGCAGACCTTCGGCTTCGTCGATGGCCGCGGCAACCCGGCGGACCCGGGCGGCTATTTCGACATCATGGCCTATGTCGGCATCGCCGCCGGCACGGCCGCTGCCGGCAACATCTACTGCCGCTTCGGCTACGGCATCTGAGGTAGCTCATGTCGAACCACTTCATTGCGATGAACCGGGGACAGTCGGGGACCAAAATATCCGACTTCACCTTCGGCACCTCGTCGTCGGCATCATCCGATTTCGAGTTGCGGATCGCCGACGTCGACGCCCAGGGCAAGGTGGTGACGGACAAGGACGTCCGGCTGTTCATTGAAGGCCTCAAGCTGGCGCTCAGCAGCACGATGTACACCAAGTTCCCGCCGCTCTAGGCGGGGATGGCCCAGGTCTTTGGTGCGTTGCTGGGATAGGTCCGGAGCCGCACGTTCGGCCTCATGACCGCTTACAAGACTCCCGTCGATGTCGGCAACCGCGCGCTGCAATATCTTGGCGCGTCGCGGATGGATCAGGTGCTTGGCTTCAATGAGCCGAGCAAGAACGCTTCCGAAATATCCGCCTGTTACGATGATCTGCGCGTCGCCGAACTGAGCGAGCGGTTCTGGACCTTCGCCATCAAGTGGGCGATCCTGCGCGCGATCGACACCAACACCATGCGGCTGGCGCCGGCGCTGTGGTCTCCGGTCACCACCTATTTTGCCGGCTGCATCGTCACCGACGCCGGCGGCGACATGTGGATGTCGATCATCCCCAGCAATCTGAACAACGATCCGCTGCTGACGCTGGTTTGGGAGCCGTATTTCGGGCCGGTCGGCGTGCCCTTGTACGATGCAACCGGCACCACGGCCTATTCGACCGGCGAGCTCGTCTACACGACGCCGGGCGACGGCACCAACCGGGTTTATCTGTCGCTGCAATCCGGCAATTCCGACAATCCGGCGACCGCGACCGCATGGGACGCGACCTCGACCTTCTTCAAGAACCAGGTCGTGACGTTTTCCAGTATCGCCTATATGAGCCTGATCGACCTCAACGTTAACAACGAGCCCGATCTCGCGCCCGCGCTCTGGGCTGTCGGCACCACCTACGCGGCGGCTGCCAAGGTCGGCGGCTCCGACGGCATGATCTACCAGTCGGTCGGCTCCGGCAATGTCGGCAACGACCCGACGATCGACGGTGGCATCCACTGGACTAACACCGGCGTGCTCAACCCGTGGACCACGGCGTTCGTCGCCGGCTCCGGCTCGGACAAATGGTTGCAGATCGGCGGCAAGGAATTCCCGGCCGGGGTGACCCTAGCCAAACTCAACATCATGTACCCGCTCGGCACCGGACCCTCGACCCAGCTTGGCACCAAGAACGCCTTCCTGCTGCCGGCGAGCTACCTGCGCAAGGCTCCGCAAAATCCGAAGCAGGGCCTCAATCCGCTCGGCGGGCCGTCCGGTAGCGGCTATTCCGACTGGCTGATCGAGAACGGCTTTTTGGTCAGCGCACAGACCGGTCCGATCCCGCTGCGCTTCGTCGCCAACTTCACCGACGTTTCGCGCATGAAGGTACCGTTTTGCGAGGGCCTGGCGCTGCGTATCGCAATTGCGGTCTGCGATCCGATTACCCAGGACAAAGGCCAGCTTGAACTAGTCGCCAAGCTGTTCGCCAAATGGGAGGGTACGGCCAAGATTATCGACGGGATCGAGAACGAATATATCGACGCGCCGGAAGACGAGCTGATTTCGGTCAGGTGCTGAGCCGTGGCCAACGCAACATACGAGATCCCAAATTTTCTCGGGGGGGAAATATCTCAGTTCGCCCAGGGCCGCTTTGACCGCCCCGACTACCGCTTTTCCCTCAACGTCTGCCTGAATTCGTTCCCGCTCGAGATCGGCGCCTGGGCCCGGCGCCCGGGCACGATGTACGGCGGCCATACCCGCGCCGGCGCCAAGGGCCGTACCGTCAAGTTCGATATCGAACAGGCCGCCTCGGTCTCGCTGGAATTCACCGACGGCAAACTGCGCTTTCGGTCCGGCGCCACGCTCATCACCGGCAATGACACGCAGGCCGTGATCGCGGTCTCGGCAGCCAATCCGGCCGTGGTGCAGACCACAAGCGCGGTCTCATGGGCCACCGGCGACACACTGATCTTTCCCGGGGCCTCGACGCCGCTGCTGGAAAACCGCCAGTTCACGGCGACCATGATCGACACCACGCATTTCTCGCTGGCCGATGCCCTGACCGGCACCGCAATCGACGGCTCGACGCTTGGCGCGCTGGTCGCCGCCACGGTCGCGCGCGTGCAGGAACTGACGACGGTCTACGCCAGCGGCGCGTGGGGCTCCGTGCGGGCGGTGCAGGCTGAGACCACCGACGTTCTGCTCAATGGCGCATTCCCGCCGCAGGCCCTGACCACGACGGTGCCGACATCGGGCCTCAATCCGGCGTT